CGTAGGAAGAAAACCAAAACCAACCGCCCTAAAGGTCGTCACAGGCAATCCCGGCAAGCGACCGCTGAATAACAATGAGCCTCAAATTCCAACTTTCACCATTCCAAATCCGCCGGCGCATCTTAACGAAATTGCGTTGGATGAATGGAATAATGTTGCACCGTCTTTATTTAATTGTGGCATTCTTTCAGTTGTGGATCGGGCTGCGCTGGGGGCTTACTGTCAGGCATATGCACGTTGGGCCGAAGCCGAGGCTTTGCTTGCAGAAATGAAATTGACCGTGGAAACCGCAGCCGGAAACCATATCCAAAACCCGCTGGTCGGGATTGCCAACAAGGCGGCGGGCGATATGATGAAGTATGCAGCCGAATTTGGGATGACCCCGAGCGCGCGCAGCCGATTATCTTTGAAAGAAAAGCAGCCAGACGCGCGGCCCGAAAGCAAATATCTTGCGTGATCCGGTTTTAGATTATGCCAAAGCGGTGCTTTCAGGCGAGATTGTCGCAGGCCCACACGTTCGGGCAAGCTGCCAGCGGCATATTAATGACCTAAAACGCAAGGATATTGTTTGGAGTTTGGCGGATGCTGATTATGCAATCGGGTTTTTTCCTAATGTGTTACGGTTAAGCGAAGGCCAGTTTGAGGGGATCCCATTCAGTCTTGACCCGTCGCAGGCATTTATCGTTGGTTCGATTTTTGGCTGGAAGCGCAAGAACGGCACAAGGAGGTTTCGGCGGGCATATTTGGAGCTGGCCAAAGGTAACGGTAAAAGTCCGCTTGCTGCGGGTATTGGTCTATTTGGTATGCTGTCCGACAATGAACCGGGTGCCCAGATATATGCTGGCGGGGCGAAGAAATCGCAAGCCGATATTTTCAAACCGTATAACCAATTCTGGTGTAGCGCACGTTTGGAATATGGCGGATTTGAAATCCGGTTCATTCTTTCGGCCTATATCTCGGGAAAGCGGCAAGACTGGATCAGGCCCGCGCCCGCATATGGCCCTTTGTGATGAGGTTCACGAGCATCCAAACCGCGATGTGATTGATATTCTTGAGCGCGGGTTTAAGTTCCGGCGACAGCCATTGCTTTTGATGACAACCAATTCAGGGTCAGATCGCAATTCGATTTGCTGGGAGGAACACTGCCACGCCGTGGCGGTGGCACATGGTGAAATCAAGGACGACACGACGTTCAGTTATATTTGCGCGCTGGACGAGGGCGATGACCCGCTGATTGATCCGAGTTGCTGGGTTAAAGCAAATCCTCTATTGGGGGTGATACTCGATGCAGATTACTTGCGGGACGTGGCGGCGCAGGCTTTGGCCATCCCCGGCAAAATGAATGGGATTTTAAGATTGCATTTTTGCGTTTGGACAGATAGCGAAACGGCTTGGATTTCCCGCGAGGCGTGGGACGCCTGCGAAGATTCGGAAATGTCGATAGATGAATTCGAGGGCTGTAAATTCTGGGCCGGTCTTGATTTATCATCCACAAAGGACATGACGGCCACAGTCAAAGTTTTTGAAGATGGGCTGACCGAAGATGGCGAGAAAAAATTCGCAATATTTTGTAAGGCATATACACCGGCAGATACACTGGCCGAGCGCGCGCGGACCGACAAAGCACCTTACGAGGTTTGGGAGCGAGATGGATTTCTGACAGCCACACCGGGGCCAAAGGTTCGGTATGATTTTGTGGCGGCTGATTTGGTTTCGGATGCGGAAATTTATGACTGCGAAGCGGTGTGCTACGACCGTTATTTGATCAAATATTTTGAGGAAGCGCTGGACGAAACCGGCGCAACATTCAATCTTATGGAACACCCGCAGGGCTTAAACCAGCGCAAAGGCAGCCACCTATGGATGCCCGGAAGCATTGACATGTTGGAAACTTTGATATTAGAAAAGCGCATTCGGATTGAGGTTAACCCTGTTTTACGGAGTGCGGTTGCCTCGGCTTGTTTCTATGAATCGCCAGCCGGATTGCGGCGGTTTGAAAAGCAGCGAGCGACAAGTCGGATAGATTGTGCGGTCGCTTTGGCAATGGCTGTGGGCGGCGCAACAGAAAAGGCGGAGGAAAAAATGCAACCGTCACCTTGGGAAGACCCTGAATATTCCATAGCTAATTGAAAGGCGAAAAGATGAAATTGATGGGCATATTCAAACGCGAAAAACGCAGTAGTGAATTGCCTGACTGGATGACCCAAACGGGTTTTTCCGACGGGTCCACAACGCCAGTTACTATCGAATCCTCGCTAGGTGTTCCGGCTGTATGGGCCGCAGTTCAATTTCTTTCAGGAACGATTGCGGGCTTGCCGTTGCAGGTTTTTCAAAAAACGCCTGACGGATCAGATAAAATCACAGACGGAATCGCACTGGTTTTAGGCAAGGCCGTGAGCGATGAAATGTCATCTTTCGCATGGCGTAAATATGGATTTGAGCAGGTGCTTACTGGCGGGCGATTTGTCAGTTATATCGAAAGAAATGGTGCCCGACAGGTTGTTAACATTTTTCCAATCAACCCAGCGTCGCTGAAAATTAAATCCGACGGCATGAAAACAACATATGAGGTGAAGGTGAAGGGCGGTGTTACGCGCACTTATTCCGCATCCGATGTAATTGATATTCCGTTTATGTTGAACAGCGATATGGTCAAACACCGCTCACCCATTTTGACAAATAAACGGGCAATAAGTGTTGCGATTGAATCCGCTCGTTATGGAGCTAAGGCATTCTCGAATGGGGGAGTGCCGCCTCTCGTAGCTACTGGTCCTTTCGTTTCTGCTGCTGGTGCGCAGCGCGCGTCTGACGATATTGCAAAAACAATAAAACAAGCTAATTCGGATGGCAGACAGGTGATAACAATGCCAACAGGCCATGAGCTAAAGCCGCTTGGGTTTAACGCAAAAGACATGCAAATGACCGAGGCGCAGCGGTTTTGCATTGAGGAAATAGCCCGGATTTATTCTTTGCCGCCCGTGTTTTTGCAGGATTTAACGCACGGCACGTTCTCAAATACAGAGCAACAAGATTTGCAGCTCGTTAAACACACTGTCAGGCGGTGGGTCGAACAGTTCGAGCAGGAAATGAATCTTAAACTATTCGGGCGGCTCTCGGATATGTATGTTAAATTCAACGTTGACGCACTCTTGCGTGGCGATTTTGCATCGCGAATGGCTGGCATTGCCAGCGCCATTCAGAATGCACAGTTGACACCAAATGAAGGCCGTGGATTAGATGAGAGAAAGCCGCTAAATGGCGGTGATGAATTGATGATTCAGGGGGCTACTGTCCCTATTTCAGGGCAAAAACCTATTCCAAATAATGGAGAAAATTAATGGAACGTGAGCTGCGAGACGGCACCCCCGCCGAAATTCGGGCCGGTGATAATGAAATTGCGGTATCTGGTTACGCCGCTATATTTAACGAACGGGCAAATATTGGTGGTTGGTATGAAGAAATCATTGAGCGCGGCGCGTTTACCAATGCCATCAAAAACGATGATGTGGTCTTTTTGATAAATCACGAAGGGTTGCCTTTGGCGCGCACCCGCTCTGGCACATTGATTTTGAGCGAGGACGATCACGGCCTGCTTATGAAAAGCGATCTTGATGGGGCCGATCCCGACGTGGCGTCTATTGTTCCAAAAATGGTGCGCGGCGATTTAGACAAAATGTCCTTTGCATTTTTACCAACGGTCCAAGAATGGGATGAGTCCGGAGATATTCCCTTGCGGACAATCAAAGAGGCGCAACTTTTTGACGTTTCAATTGTTACTTCACCGGCTTACGACGGCACAGATATTGGCCTACGGTCTTTTGAAGCGCAGCGCAAGCCAACCCACACGCGACGCTTGCTTGAGATGAAATCTCGGCTTATAGGTATTAAAAACGGCAGTTGATGCCGCTGGCCCACATTCCCGGCTCTTGGGCAAGGCCGTGAACGGAACGCCGCGAGGCGCACCATTCCCATAGAAGGAGCCTAAAAATGGCTGACATTAAAGAACTTCGGGCAAAGATGGCAAAACTCGCCGCAGATGCTCGCGCAAAATTTGACGAGATCACCGACAACACGCCGGAAGATCGCGCCACAGAAATCACCACCGAATTTGATGTGATGATGACCGAGCATTCCGGTCTTAACGAAACGCTTGAGCGGGAGCTTAAGCTTGAAGAAATTGACCGGCGCGCCAAAGAGGTTGATTTATCTCGACGCCCGAGCGGCGATATCGTCGAGGGCAACGATGGTGTGGACGTAAACGGCCCAACGTATCGCGAGGCATTTACCCAGTTCATCCGTTCAGGAGGTCAGCTTGGCGAACTTGATCCAGAAACCCGTGCGGTCCTGTCTGGCGGGCAAATCGTTGAAGGCCGCGCTTTAACTAGCGGCACTGATACGCAAGGCGGATTTTCTGTGCCAGATGAAGCTATGGCGGCACTAACTCGTTCAATGGCTGCTTGGGGTCCGATGTATGACGTGGATATTTGCACAACCCTGACCACGGTCAGCGGGGCATCCCTGCCTATGCCAACTGTTGATGACACAGCAGTCACGGCCGGTGCGCATACGGAAGGCGCAACCATGACTGATGATGGCGGCAAAGATGTTGTGTTTGGTCAAAAAACGCTTGATGCTTTTGAGTTTGACACCGAATGGATTCGGATTTCAAAAGCCTTGATTGATGATTCGGCGCTGGCTATGGAAACGTTGGTTATTGATCTGCTCGGTGAGCGCCTGGGGCGTCTCGCAAATTTGCAGCTAACCACCGGCACCGGCTCGGGCGCGCCAAACGGAATTGTCAC